AATCCAGAACATGAAATACTAACTGTTTCACATAGTGACCAATTATCTAGTGATTTTGGTAGAAGTGTTAGAGATGTTGTTAATGATGAAAAGTTTCAGGATATTTTTAAGGGTGTTAATCTAAGAACAGACGTTAGAGCTGCAGGAAAATGGAAAACAAACCAAGGTGGAACATACTATGCAGCAGGTGTTAGGTCTCAGATAGCAGGTCGAGGAGCTCACATAGCAATATTAGATGATGTGATGTCTGAAGAAGACTCTTATTCTGAAGCAGGTCGTAGATATGTTAAAGAATGGTATCCTGCAGGTCTTAGAACTCGTATAATGCCAAATGGTTCTATATTAATTATTAATACAAGGTACCACTATGATGATTTATGTGGTTGGTTATTAAAACAACAAGATGAACATAGTGTTGCTCCCTGGGAAGTTGTAAGAATACCTGCCTGGTTAGACGAGGAGTCTGCTGAGTTACTGCAGTTACCAGTAGGTAGTAGTTATTTTCCAGAGTGGAAGCCAGATGAAGTACTTGCTGTAGATGAAGCAGAGATAAAAGCATCTAATGGAGCTAGATATTGGAATGCACTTTATATGCAAGACCCAACTCCTGATGAAGGAGGAATAATAAAAGAAAAATGGATTAATTGGTGGGACCAAGATGA